CGCTGTACGACTGGTTCCACTACGGGGCGCTACAGCACCTTGGCCGCGAGGGGTATCTTGAGTTTATACAAATGCGGCGGCGCATCAAAGAGCAGCGCGAGAAAATGATTTACGATCAAATGCGCCGGCGTAAGAAGTTCATCAAGAATACGTCGGATGCCATCTTCATAGCAGTTGTGGTTGGCACAGGCGGGATCATCCTCTTCCACATCATCAAGTTCATGGTGGATCGGTGGCCGGAATGAACTATTTGCTGACTATCGTCTTGATTTTAGTAGGTGCGCTCATGGTTTTCTTAGCGGAGATAAGCCGATAATGCTGCCAATCGTTGCCGGTATCGTATCTACCCTCATCCAAAACAACCTGCCCAAGGTCGCGCAAGCGGTCGTGGACAAGGGGCTCGACTACGTCCAAGAAAAGACTGGCGTAGAGCTTAAGCCCGACATGAACGCCGAAGACATTACGCGCCTGCGCGAGCGCGCGATGCAGCATGAAGAGTTTATGGTCGAGCAGGCGAACAAGAACACCGCTGACGCCCGCGCCATGCAGATCGCTGCGCTCATCAACGGCAACGCCATCAGCCGGTCGTTCGTCTACGTGCTGGCGACCTTCTGGTCGTTTGTCGCAGCGGGCTACATCTTCCTGATTACGCTCACGTCCATACCGCCAGACAACGTGCGCTTTGCCGACACGGTGCTGGGGTTCATTCTTGCGACCGTCGTGGCGACAATTTTGAATTTCTTCTTTGGCTCGAGCGCCGGGTCCAAGTCTAAACAAGACACCATCGAGAGCAAGAAATGAAAGAGAACTGGGGAGCGGCGTTAGCAGCGGTGCTGCATCACGAAGGTGGTTTTGTAAACCATCCGCTTGACCCCGGCGGAATCACTAATCTCGGCTGCACCAAGGCGACATGGGAGAAATGGTGCGGGCGGCCTGTGACCGAGGCTGAGATGCGGGCGCTGTCGCCTGCTGACGTCTCGCCGCTGTACAAAGAAAAGTATTGGGACAAGGTCAAAGGCGACGAGCTGCCGGCAGGCGTGGACTATGTTGTCTTTGATACCGCCATCAACAGCGGCCCAGGCCGCGCAGCCAAGCTACTGCAAGAGGCCATCGGCACCACGCCGGACGGCGCGATCGGCCCGCTGACCTTGCGAGCCGTCGCGGCCATGCCGGCAGCGGACGTGATCAACACCTTCCAAGATCGCCGTCTGGCGTATCTACAGACACTTCCCACGTGGCCCACGTTCGGTCGGGGTTGGGCACGTCGCGTAGAGGAAGGTCGGGCGCTGGCGTTACAGATGTCTCAATCAGCTTAGTGATGTACCACTGAGCCTTCCGCAGATCCTCGACGCCGCCTTTCTGCTTCCAGCGCCACAGGTACTTGATGGCGTTGGCGGTACAGACCGCATCCAGTCCTTCCAGCCCAGCGGTTGCTGACGCCAGCGCGTCGATGCACTCCACGCCGCCTCGCGTGTAGTGCGGCGGCTGGTTCACCATGTCTACCATTTGGCTTCTCCAAGTTCAGTCGTCATATCCGCGAATGTGCGGGTAGGAGTTGAGCATCGGTCGGTCGTAGGTGGCGCGTCGTGGAGCTGGTGGCTCGGGCGGCGTGTCGTCCAGTTCGGGAACGGCCACGACCCCAGATCGTTTGAGCCGCCAGGCGTAGGGACGGCGTCCGTTACCGGGCTCTGTAGCCATGATGACTTCGAGCTTGCCTTGGTTCTTGAGTTCATTGAGTACCTTGATGATCGTTGACTTTGATTGTATGAAATAGTCTGCAAGCTGTTGCGCGGTCACGGCGCGTTTGTGGCCGTTGATATACCGCCAGACCTTATCCTTGGTTGTCATGCCTGTTCTCGCTTTGCAAGCCGATCTGATGACGTAGAAGCCGTGCTTCGACAGCCGCTGCGGCGCAGATGTCACGCGCCCGCGTCATGTCGTTCTCCATGATGGCTTGCCAAATCTCGTCTACCATGCGTTTCAGGTTCAGGTAACCTTCGCTGTAATCAACCACGTCCCACCTCCGATATGCGTGTTGGTTGTTGGGCGCGCGCCCATTTATCATGGTAACTCGACAGCTCTGACGGCGGCACCCAGCCGTACCGGCGCCACGTCTTCTGCACGTCAGTGGCCACGCCTACGGCGTAGATCGCGTCGCGCGTTTCAAGAGATCCAGCCTCTCTCGGGTAGTGCGTAATGCTGCCACCCGCATGTGCATGCGCTCGATCAGCGACACGCGCCGTTGTCCATTCAGTTCCGCTTCGATCAGGTTCCATAGTTCCTCCTCAGTGAGTGTGTTAAGCCTTCGTTGAAGTTCGCGCCAGTTCAATTTTCTTCTCCAAGTTTGCAACCTCCGCAAGCACCCGGTTGAGCGCGCGCTGGGCAGCGTTGAACTCACGCTGCCGTATGCGCGCCTCTGACCGAGCGGCCTTTAACTTCTCATTCCATCGGTTCACTTCAATGCCTCCAGTGCCAGCGACGCCAGCTCACGTTTGTCCTGCAGCGCCTTCAAAATCGTCTCGTCAATCGTGCCCTTGGTCTGCAACACATAGTTCCAGACGTCGCGCGTCTGGCCACCACGGTGCAGTCGGCCTACCGCCTGCTCGTAAAGCTCCAGCGACCACGGCAGCGACATCCAGACCATGCGCGACTGGCCTTGCAAGTTGAGCCCATGCCCGGCAGAGGCCGGGTGGACCGCTAGCAGCTCGATTTGGCCGGCGTTCCAGCGCAGGATGCTGTCGTCGTTGTCGAGCGTCTGCAGGCGTGGGAAGCGCGCCTTGAGCGCGGCCAGCTCGGCCTTGTACTGATACCAGACCAGCATCGGGGCGCGCTGGTTCTCGTCGTGCAGGTCTTCGATGGCGTCCAGCTTGTGCGATGACGTCCAGATGGTTTGTCTGTCGGTGTCGTAGACAAACCCAGCAGCGAGCTGCTGCAGCTTGCTTGTGACCGCTGCGGCGTTGGCGGCGATGACCTCGGCGTTGGGGTAGATGAGCGCCATCTCGCGCTTCATCGCGCGATAGTCATCCATCGGCATGGTCTGCTCAAGCAGCACCGTGTGAAGCGGCGGCAGCCGGTCGCGGTACTCGCCAGGCTCAAGCACATACGTCCACGGCTTGATGCGCTGCATGACCGCTTCCAGCGCATTAGGCAACGCCACGTAGTCGCCGTAGTCACGGTTCACGCAGTGGAAGTATTGCTGCAGAAACGCGCCTTTGCTGCGGCCTAGCATACGCTGGTCAACGATCTTGCACTGACCGAACACGTCTTCTAGGCCGTTGGATGTAAAGCTACCCGTCAGCCCCCACCGGATCTGCATGGGATCGATGACGGTCGAGAGCGCCTTGAACCGTTTGCCTGACGGGTTCTTAAGCCGCGTCAGCTCATCGAACACGACCGCGTCGAAGTTCAGTTCCTGCTCGGCAAGCCATTGCAGGTTGTCGTAGTTCGTTACAACAATGGACGCACCGCCGTGTATCGCTGAAAGCCGCCGCGCGGGCGAGCCGACCGCCACCGCGACGCGTCGGCTGGGCGTCCACTTGGTAGCCTCTACCGGCCAGACTGACTGCGCAACGCGAAGCGGCGCGAGCACCAAAAAGCGTGAGGCGTAGCCGTCGGTCAGCATCGCGTGCATGGCGGTCAGCGTGATCGCGGTCTTGCCTGCGCCCACGGGCGCCAGCACCATCGCGCGGTCGTTGCTGTACAGGAAGTCAGCGGCTTCGTCTTGATACGGGCGTAGGTTCATTCTCAGCCTCAAGTTCACGCAGGTCCATTGCTGCATCAGCCACGCCGTGCCAGTCGCCACGGGCGACCATCACTTGCAGGTACTCTCTCAAAATGCGGTGCTGCGTTTCGTAATCGGTGTAGTCAGTCATGTGTTCTTCTCCGGCGTCGTGTTAGGTGACGCAGGCAGGGACTCGAACCCTGCACCACTCCCGCCGAAACGGGGCTCTACCCTTCGAGCTACTGCGTCGTTATATCCAGCTTCGTACCCCATAGCGTGACAAAGCTCGGGGTCATCTTTCCATTGCGGGTCGATTGAGCGCCAATGCTCTTTTATCATCGCCTGCATCATTTTGTGGCGCGTGCGGTCAGTCATGTGTTCTTCTCCCGTAGCTTGGCTTCAATGGCTCGGGCAAACTGCCGCAATGCGTTCGGCAAATATTGCTCGTCACGGTCAATACTTTGAATGACCGCTTTTATCTCCTCATCCGTCAGCCCTTGCCATTGGCGCGGGGTGGTGTAGAGCGGACTCCACCCATTGATCGGCCGCGGTGCGAAACTCTCGCTTTCCCATGTGCGCGTTTCCGGGTTCATCCACGACGGGCCGACCCAAGCGATAGGCTCCTGCGCCTGCTCGATTGCAGCGCGGAGAGCAGTGGCAGCCTCTGAAGCCACCTTGTGCGGGTACATAGTCACTATCGAACCACCGTCGCGGGGCTTACGGACCTGTATCTTTGTCGCCGGGTTTTCGTACCGAGCTAACAACTCCAGCGCCTTTAACGCCAGCCTCATCGCGTCAAGGCTCATTTGCTCACCCCCTTGATAAACGTATCGACGTCGTCCATGTCCCACAACGTCATGTAGTTCTGCCCGAGCGCCAGCATGTCGCGTTTGAAGAGCTCTTGCAGCGTGGACATGCGGCCGCCCACCTTCTTCACTTCCACAAACCACACCACGCCGCCTGGCAGCACGACCAGCCGGTCGGCCACGCCCCGGTGGGCGGGGCTGACAAACTTGTAGGCGATGCCGCCGATCTCTTTCACCCGGCGCACCAAGTACCTCTCAATATCGCGTTCTAAAATTTTTCATCTCCCGAGATGTTTCAAAGTTTAGATGCTTGCAAACTTTTTAGCAAGCGTATACCATGCGGCTTCCATCAGTCAACTACAGGAGAATCAAATGCACTCAAAGATCGTCGGCGGTTCGACCGCAGAGCGCGTCATCAACTGCCCCGGCAGCGTGGCGCTGGCCGCGCAGATGCCACCGCAGGTCGAGAACGAGGCCATGCGCGAGGGCACGCGCCGTCATGAGCTGGTCGCGGAGATTCTTAACGAGAAGATCGACAGCCGGTCGGTGGACGACGAGAAGGTGCTCGAGGCGCTGGACTTGTTCGACACCAAGTTTGACCCGACCAGCAGCGCGCTGTTCGACGTCGAGTACCGCGTGTCGTTCCCGTGGGACGCCAGCATCTTTGGCACCGCTGACGTCATCGGCGCAATAGATCAACAGACCGCGTTTGTCATGGACTTCAAGTTTGGCGATAACTACCAAGTCGAGGCTGACCGTAACGCGCAGCTGATGTTCTACGCCGCCGCTGCTTACGAGAGCCGCCACTGGGCCTTTCGTGACCGTGAGCAGGTAGAGCTGGTCATCATCCAGCCGCCTTTCATCCGGCGTGGGCGTGTGACGATCGATGATCTGCGCGTCTTTAGCGCGAATCTGGAGCGTGCGGTCAAGGCATCACAAGAGCCTGACGCGCCAATCGTCGAAGGCAGTCACTGCCGCTTCTGTCCAGGCAAGGCCATCTGCCCGCAGAAGACCGGCGCTGCTGAGCGAGCGATCGTAACGGCAATCGCCAGCATCGGCCCCGACACCATCGGTCACTACATGGACGTCGCGCAGAACCTCGAGGACTGGGCCTCAGACGTGCGCAAACTGACCCAGAAGGCGCTCGAGGCGGGCAAGCCTGTGCCGGGCTGGAAGTTAGTCAACAAGCGCGCCCAGCGGTCGTGGGTCGATGAGAAGGCAGCGCTCGCGGCGTTGCAGGCCACTGCGCCTGACGTGACGTTCACAGAAGTCGTGTCGCCTGCGCAGGCCGAGAAAGCGCTGAAGGCGAAGAAGCTTAAGTTACCCGACGGCCTGACCGTCGCGGTATCATCCGGGTTGACCATTGCGGAAGAGGCAGACAGCCGACCCGCAGCGGTCACAATCGGGACGACGCTCGTGTCGGCCCTTTCTAAACTAGCCTAAAGGTGAAAATGATGTCAAATCTAGTCAAGTTTGCTCAAGCAGGTCTTCCCGCAGTTCAAACGCTCGCCAGCAGCCTTCGCACGCTGGAAACCGTCGCGCCCACCCAGTTGGCCATCCTGAAAATGGACAAGACCGGGCATTGGGTGTTCGGCGCGGACCAGACCGAGGCTGAAGACAACAGCCGCTGGGCGGTCAACCCCTTCTCGTTTGTCCACGGCTTTATCGCGTGGGGCGACGGAGAGGTGTTGGGCGAAAAGATGGCCTCCGTCACTCAACCGCTGCCCGAACTCGACGCCGCGCCGCCAAGCTCGAAGAAGGGCTGGGAGCAGCAGGTCGGCCTGATGCTGAAGTGTCTGAATGGCGAAGACGAAGGTCTGGAGTGCCGCTACACCACGACGTCAGTCGGTGGTAAGCGCGCGGTGCAGGAACTGGCGGTAGCGATCGCGGCGCAGGTTGAGAAAGACCCATCAAAGCCGGTGCCGATCGTGACGCTGGGCAAGGACCATTACCAGCATAAATCATATGGTAGAATATTTACACCAGTGTTTAAGGTGGTTGAGTGGGTAAGCATGGACGGTGAGAAAGCGGCTGAAGAAGCTGCAGCAGCGCCGGAAGACAACCCGCAAGAGCCACGCCGTCGTCGCCGTGTAGCGTAGTAGATATGCCGCTCCGCTCACAAGGCGGGGCGGCATTTTTACGGAGCGCACATGGACGAAATCTGGCAAGACATACCAGGCTATAGCGGCATGTACCAAGCAAGTACGCACGGGCGCATTCGATCAGTAGATCGCGTTGCCATGCGTAAACACCGTCATGGCGGACACGCGGAGTGGCATTATAAAGGTCGAATACTGCAAGCGCGGCCAAAAGAAAGCGGTCACTTAAATGTAAGTCTTGGCGCGCACAATACAAAAAAAGTTCATCGGTTGGTGCTGGAAACTTTCGTTGGATTTTGCCCGATGGGCATGGAGTGCTTGCACATCGACGGTAATCCAGCAAACAATCGGATTGAAAATTTGCGCTGGGGCACGCGGTTTGAAAACAAAGCTGATGAACGTAAACACGCAAGGTTGTACGGGCGGCGTCAAGGATCGACGTGGTTGACGGTAGAAATAATCCGCGCCATCAAGCGCGATTTAGCGCAGCCGGATTGCCCTTCGCAAAAAGTTCTGGCTAAAAAGTATGGCGTGCATTGGAATACGATTAACAACATCAACCGAGGGTACACGCATCGGTGGGTTGTTTAATGGTGACGCCCAGCCGGCGGTGGCGTGAAACACCGGCAGCTTGCCACGCCCACGTGCAGTGTCTCCTCGGGCGGGGGCAAGCTGACAGCCGGGAAAGACCGGCAATCCAATCCACTACAGTAGAGTAAACGAATGACAGTGTGCTGGATCGATTTTGAGTCTGCGAGCGCTTGCGACCTAAAAGCGCGGGGCGCGTACACATACGCGCAAGACCCAAGCACGCGAGTGCTTTGCATGGCATGGGCATTTGATGATGCCGACGTTGAATTGTGGACGCCGGGTCAACCGTTTCCGCAAGTTCTCAGAGATGCAATTGCGGGTGGCGTGCAAATTCGTGCGTTCAACGCCGCATTTGAGCGATTATTGTTTTGGTATGTCGTATGCCCTGATTTTGACGTGCCTGAACCGCGTCTTGAACAGTTCTACTGCACCGCAGCGCAGGCTCGCTCCAACTGTGCGCCTGGCTCGCTCGAAGACGTCGGGCGTTTTGCGGGCGCCAGTATGAAAAAGGACCATAAAGGCGCTCAATTGGTCAGAAAATGCTGCATTCCACCGTTTAAACACACGCAGCAGGACATGCAGGACTTGCTGGAATACTGCGCCCAAGACGTGCGCGCCATGCGGGCAGTATCAAAGGCCATGCGCGACCTGAGCGCCGACGAGCTGGCGGACTATCACGTGAACGAGCGCATCAACGATCGGGGCGTGCTGGTCGATGTTGATCTGTGTCACGCGGCGATGCGATACAGCGAGGCCGAGCGCGTGGAGATCGAGGCGCGCGTCGTGGAGTTGACCGAAGGCATGGTGACGTCGGTGCGCTCGCCTAAGCTGCGTGCGTGGGTGCTGGACCGGTTGGGACCGGAGGCCCGCAAGCTCGCGCGTTCTAAAGAGCGCGATTCCATTGACAAGACTGTGCGGGCGAACCTGCTCGCGATGGAGAATCCTGATGAAGTACCGAGCGTCGTCTCCGAAGTTATCCAGTGCGCCGACGACTTATGGGCGTCAGCGACTGCGAAGTTTAGCCGCCTCGCATCGTTGGCTGACGCAGAAGATCAGAGAATCCGAGGTG